TGCTTTACCTGCTCTTTCGTCTGCAACTGTTGGCAATACTGTCAATCAAGTTGTTATGATTGATACAGGTTCTAATTACAGTAAATTCAATGTAACAATCTCTGCTAATAGTTCACATGGCACAGGTGCAGTTGCTTCTGGTAGTGTTGCACCATATGGTGGGCATGGCAACAATGCTGTGAAAGAGTTGGGTGCTACAGACGTAATTCTAAATGTTCGTATGACAGGCACAGAGTCAGGTACATTTATCACTAATAACGATTTTCGTATCGTTGGTTTGATGAGAGACCCACTTCTTGCAAACGGTGATATTGCCAATACAACTGTATATGACATGACAACAAAACTTACTGTCACTGGCAAATCAGGAACATTTTCTGCCGATGAAATGATTGCTGGTGGTACAAGTGGCGCTTCAGCAAGATTTGTTTCTTTTGCCAATACAAATGCTTCTGGCACTGCTGGTGTAATTAGTGTGACAGGTCTAGACGGTACATTTGAAGCTGCAGAAACAATCACCGGTAACACTTCTACTCAAACTGCTACGGTAGCGTCTATAAATAATAGAGACTTGCAAGATTTCAAAGGTGATATTCTTTATGTCGAGAACAGATTACCCGTAAGTCGGGCTGCTGACCAGACTGAAGATATCAAACTTATCGTTAGATTTTAAGGTAAAAAAGAATGTCACTAGAGACTAATTTTAATCTATCACCATACTTCGATGATTTTGAGACAAGTGCTAAACTGAAGAACTATCACAGAGTTCTTTTCAAGCCATCACTTGCTGTACAAACTCGTGAACTAAACCAGTTACAGACCATTCTACAAAATCAAATCGAACGTTTCGGTGATAACATTTATGAAGAAGGGACAATCATTGACGGTTGTTCTTTTCAGTATGATGCTAATGTGGCATTCATCAAACTCAGAGACAATGACTCAGGTGGTAATACAGTTACCGTTTCTGCTTTTGCTAATTCTGTTGTTCAAGGCGCAACAACTGGCGTTCGTGCTAAAGTTATCTCAGTGGCTTCGGGTGCAGAAGCAACCGCACCAGACTATAACACATTTCTAGTAAAATATATTGATAGTGGTACAGCCAAGACAAACAAGACATTTACTCTGAACGAAGAACTTGTATTTTTACCTGCTGATGGTGGCGCAGGTCAACGTGCTAACACTATTGCTGCTGGTGCATTTGGTTTCGGATCAGTCTTCAATGTTGGTGGTGGGACAATCTATTCAAAGGGCCACTTTATCAACGTTGCTCCTCAAACACTCATTCTTGAAAAGTATTCTACAAAGCCATCATACAAAGTCGGCTTCAAGATTTTAGAAAGCATCGCTACTAGTGGTACTGATACAACTCTTCTTGATAATGCTGCTGGTTCATATAATGCCTCTGCTCCTGGTGCCGACCGTCTTGTTCTTACACCAACCCTTACTAAGAAAGCACTTATCACTTCTGCTAATGTTGCTACTGCAAATACTGAGTCGTTCTTCTCAATCTTTGAAGTTGAAGATGGTAACATTCGTATTGTAAGAGATGATACAGTATTCAATAGTATTGGTAGAGAACTTGCTAAGAGAACATATGAAGAGTCTGGTAACTATCAGTTAAAACAAATCAATACTCATGTAAAGGAGCACTTGAATACAGGTAGTAACTTTGGTCGTTTCACTGCTGGTGAAGGTGGTGATAAAAATAAACTTGCTATTGGTATTGAGCCAGGTGTTGCTTATGTTATGGGTTATCGTAATGAAACTCTTACAACAGAGTTCATTGAGACAGACAAAGCAACTGATACTAAACACGAAACTGGTATTAATGTCACAACAAACTTTGGTAACTATGTTCTTGTAAATGAAGTAGTTGGTCTTTGGGATCCTACCGTAGTTCAAAGTATTTCACTAAGAGATACCGCTGCTACGGCTGTAACAAGTGGTAGTGTTGCGTTAGGTGCAGGCGCTGCACCTGGAGCAGAGATTGGGACAGCAAAGATTCGTGGTTTTCAATATGAGTCTGGCACGATGGGTCAAAAGAATGGTATATTCCGTATGTACTTATTCGATATTAACATGACTGCATCTGAAAAGTCTTTTGGTGATGTTCGCTGTTTATTTGTTAATAATCCTGGTGGTCCTAATAGTTTCGCTGACCCTGTTCTTGAAACTGTTGTCATTGGCACCACTGGTGGTGGATCCACTGCATCTACCATCACAAAAGCAGTATTGAAAGAACCTGACTTTAATAGAAACGTGTACTCACTCGGTGTACAGGCCACGAAACAACTTACCACAAACACTGGCACTGTTAATGCTTTCTACGAGTTTCGTGACAAGGCAACGATTTCGTTCAATACATCTGGTGTTGGTTCGCTTGCTATCTCTGGCGTTCATGCTGGTGGCACAGAAGAGTTTCCATATGGTGTCGGCGCACTAAATGACACACAAAAGAGAGAGTTCATTGCCGTAGCTGGTGCAACCGCACAGACAGCAAGTGTACCAGGTCTTGTCAAACAGGTCTTTGGAGCAGTTGCTAATACTAAAATGGCAAATACACTAGTTGGTAACAGCACAACGTTCTTAACAAATTTCAAAGTTGGCGATTACATTTCAGTTTCTAATACTAGTGGACAAGGTTCTGTGACAACTCGTATTGTTGACATTGCTAGTGATACTGTTATGACAACTAATCCTGCTATTGCTACTGTAGATGATTCAACGTTCCATTGCTTGGCTGCTGATAACGGAGCAGGAACCGCAGAGGTTCATAAAATCTTTCCAACAGGTTATGTTTTTGACTTGACAGAAAATGGCACAGGTGGTGCAGAGAGAACAGTTACGATTAGTGGTAGTGCATTAGCATCTGTTGACTTGAAAGAAAACTTTGCAAACTCAACTAATATTACGGTTTTCTTCAATAACAAAAGAGAAACAGCAGTAAGTGCTGCAAAGGCTGTTCGTAAAAATCGTTTCATTCGTCTTGATCTATCTACTCATAGTGCAGGCATTGACGGACCATATGGTCTAGGTGTAGCAGATGTATTTAATCTTCGTAAAGTATACATCGGTGAAACGTATTCCACAAACAATCGTGATGTAACTTCAGAATTTAGAATCATTCGTAACTCAGATGATAATATCTATAAACATTCTCTTCTCACAAAGAAAGAGGGTAGTAGTCTTACACTTTCTACAGCAGACCGTTTAGTTGTAGAGATTGACTACTTTGAACATGATCGCTCTGGTGGTATTGGGTTCTTCTCAGTAGATTCATATTCAGTCGACCCTAATGAGTCAACGGCAAATACAACTGCCATTGCAACTCCACAGATTCCAAGGTTCGTTTCCAGAACTTCAAAAAGAGTTTATGATCTTCGTGACTCACTAGACTTTAGACCTCGTGTAACATCTGCTGCCAATACAAATGTCAGCACGGTTGCTGATTCAGCAGTCAATCCAGCACAGTCAACCACAGTAGATGTTGATGCTTCTGGTTCATATGTTCCTGTTCCTGACAAGACATTTCAATCTGATCTTATTCATTATCTACCACGTGTTGACCGAGTGGTTATTGGTAAAGATGGTAAGAAAAAAGTGGTCAAGGGTATTCCTTCAGATAAGCCTTTCCCCCCAATTGAACCAGCAGAGTCAATGTCTCTGTCATTGTTAAACATTCCTCCATTTCCATCTTTGTCGTTAGAGAATGCTTATAACTTTATTGACCCACAGACTGAGGGAACTCGTGTTGATTTAGCAGTTAAAGTTAAACCATACTTCCATCGTCGTTATACAATGGAAGATATCTCTGACATCACTACAAGAATCGACCGCTTAGAATATTACACTGCTTTGAATGTGCTTGAGAAAGCAGCAAGAGACTTAGCAATTCCTGATGAGAATGGCCTTGATAGGTTTAAGAACGGTATCTTTGTAGATGCTTTCTTCGGTCATAATAATGCTGACTTGACAGACCCATCATACTTCTCATCTATTGATAAAGTCAAAGGTGAACTCAGACCTAAGTTTGACTCACAGAATATTGATATTTCTTTTAACGATAGTCTTTCTACAAACGTTACAAGAAAAGGTAAACATACTAGACTTGATGTGACTGCTAATACAAACTCATATCAGAATGGTGATGTTGTTTATCTTGGTTCGTCAATCGGATCTGCTACCGCACAAGGCACAGTTCGTACAGTTGTATCAAATTCAAGTGTTGTAAGACTATATCTGCACAATTCAAGTGGTTCATTCACAACTTCAGCAACCCTGAAGAAAGATGGTTCATCTGATACATCAACTATTTCTACTGTACAGAATGCTACTGAAGGTGATTTGGTCACCCTACCTTATACTCACAACATACACATTGACCAACCATGGGCATCAAGAACAATCAATCCCGTCGGTGAACTATCATTCAACTGGGTTGGCAATCTAGACTTATTCCCAGAAGCAGATCATTGGGTTGACACAACTACACAACCAGACGTACAATGGGATTTGGATTTGGCTTCTAACTGGTCAAATCTAAGAGATGCATGGGGTACAAACTGGAACGAGTGGAGTGATGATGGTCGGCCAAGACAAAACAGAGAAGTTCGTGGTGTTGCTTTTGTAAGAGGTGGTACTGGTTCACTAGGTGATAATCTTGCAGGTTCACATAATGCTATCGATGATGTTGTTGTAACAACTTCTCAAGATCAGGTTCGTACTGGCACACGTTTGAATGTGGATGTATTCAATCGCACTCAAACGTCTGGTCCATTTGTAACTCGCACTGACATTGTTCCATTCATGCGGTCACGTTTGGTTCAGTTCCGTGGCACAGGTATGAAACCAAATACTCGTGTATTCCCATATTTTGATGATATTCTTGTAAATGATTTCGTTGCGCCTACTACAAAAGAGTTTGCTAATACAGCAGGTCTTGGTGATGCTTTGGAAACAAATGCGAATGGTGATGTATTTGGCGTATTCATTATTCCTAACAATGACCGATTAAGGTTCCGTCAAGGTGAACGTCCATTCAAACTAGTTGACATTGCTAACACAGCAACACAAACAGGTACAGAGACAACTTCCGCTGTAACTAACTATACTTCACTTGGTTTAGCAAGTTCACAGCGAGGTATTACATTTAATACTCGTGAGGCCAGAGTGTCACATGACACAGTAACCGAACGTAGAACTGTGACATCTACATTTGAAGGATTACAAGCTCATCAAGACCCTGTTGCACAAACGTTCCGTGTAGGTGACTTTGAATTTCAGAATTTAGATTTTGCTGATGGTCCATTTGGTACGGGCGCTGATGGATTCTTTATCTCTGCTATTGACCTATACTTCCAAGAGAAAAGTTCAACTTCAGGCATTGCTATCGAAATCCGTGAAGTTGTCAATGGTCAGATTACTGCTATTCGAGTACCATTTGGATACAAAAGAGTTGATCCAGATGATGTTAATATTTCAGCTACTGGTAATGCTCGTACACCTTTCTACTTTGATCAGCCTGTATATCTTCGTGGTGATAAAGAGTATGCCTTTGTTGTAAAACCTGATGGATCTAATCCAGATTATCGTTTATGGATTGCACAACTTGGTGATACAGATACCAACTTTGGCGCAATCATCGACCAACAACCTGCTGTTGGTATGTTGTTTACATCAGCTAACGATAGAACATATACACCAAGACAGAATCAAGATATTCGGTTCACTATCTGGCGTGCAAACTTCGATAATAGTTCTACAGGCACAGTTGTCTACACTAATGATGATGACGAATATCTAAATGCTACACAGTTTTCTGGTACTCGCTTCAATATCGGTGAGAAGATTAGAGGTGAAGCTGTTATTCTTATGACTTCAAATGCAGCAACAATTGCTGTGAATGATACGGTTACTATTGGTTCTAACACTGGCAAGGTTCGTAAGTTGGTAACAAGCACCGACACGCCAACTATCAAAGTTGATATGAAAGGTTCTATTGCTGATGGGTCTACTGTGACATTTGCTAATGGTGCTGGTACGTTTACTGGTGTTGTCAATACCTTCACGGCAAACACAGCAACTGGTTTCGTCCAATATTATAATGCTGCTCGTAACGAGATCGTGGCAAATAACTCCTCTGGTAACTTTACTTCAAACACAACTATCAACGATGGCTTCTATCGTGGCCAAGTCAGTAATGCTTTTGCACAAGTCTATAGTTTGAAAGATTACAAGTATGATGTGTTGATTCCAAAACTTTCTTTTGCTAAATATGTTGATACGGATGTAGTTTGGTCTGCAAATACAACAGCAAACAACTATACACTATCACAAACACAAACTTCCATTGAAGCATTTGAGAATAACGATTTTGTTACTGGTGAGAAAATCATTGCCAGCCGAACAAATGAGGTCAATAATACTGGTGGTGCCAAGACATTCCGCTTGAGTGGCACACTATCTTCTGGTTCGAATCGTCTATCACCTGTTGTAGATATTGGTCGCACCAAGTCAGTTATTCCAGTTCACAATATTATAAATAATGATAATACAGGCGAGTTTGGGAACTTCGGTAACGCCCAAGCAAGATATATCACCAAGAAAATTGTTTTAGCGGACGGTCAAGAAGCAGAAGATATCAAAGTAGTTCTATCAGCATATAAACCTGTCGGTACAGATATCGATGTTTATGCTCGAATCCAGAACGCTGAAGACCCTGACGACTTCCGTGACAAACACTATACTAAGTTGGACCAAACCAGTGCTGCGAACACAGTATCCAGCATTGTAAATAAGGAAAACTTTGTCGAGTTGGAGTATGGCTTCCCATCTTCAAATACGACTTCCTTAGGTGCGTTTAACTTTAGTGGAAACAATAACGTGGTGAGGTACTTTAATTCTGCAAATTCTCATTTTGATACATACAAGTACTTCAGTTTAAAAATTGTTCTTCGTACTTCGACCGGCTCTCATGTGGTGCCACGAGTAAAAGATTTACGGGCCATTGCGCTACAGATTTAAGGGTGTATGATGTTTTTAAAGGTAGAAGACAGCACTGATCTGGTTAGAGACTCAGACACTAACGCTATCTTGAATGTGAATAAAACAGCATTGCAAGCCTATAAAAGTCGTAAAGGTCAGTTTAAAAAGATTGATAATATGGAAGAGAAGATTGAGCACCTAGACAATAGATTACTAAATATTGAAAATCTACTATTATCGTTAAAAAGTAAACTTGACAACCAGAATTAGAGGGGTCTCGCAATATGGCATCCGTAACAGTATCATCAGTATTGGGCAATCTTACCAATTCAAACACAGTCTCTCAAATCATGGGAGATGTCAACTCATTGAAGGCTCTGTCAGCACATGCACCTTCATATGTCGCAAACTCAGAGTTTCAGTCATTTGTAGCAAACACCAATACTTACATTGCCTCTATAGATGGTGCTTCTGGTTTGGCAACACAAACTTCTCGTATTGATCTTGTTAATACTAACTTGACTGCCACAAATACAGCTATTCGTGCTTTAAACACTGCCACTCAAAGCGCCCTTGACACTCAAGAAGCAAAACAAGCTAGTGACCTTGCTAACACTAATGCTTATATTGGTACTACACAAGAAAATATTAATACACAAACTGCTCGTATTGATCTTGTTAATACTAACTTGACTGCCACAAATACAGCTATTCGTGCTTTGACGACAACTAATGCCAGTGATATTACTACACAGACCGCTCGGATCGATCTTGTTAATACCAACTTGACTGCCACAAATACTGCAATTCGTGCTTTAAACACTGCCACTCAGAGTGCTTTAGACACACAAGAAGCAAAACAAGCTAGTGACCTTGCTAATACCAATGCTTATATCGGCACTACACAAGGAAATATTAATACACAAACTGCTCGTATTGATTTGTTAAATACAAATCTAACATCAACAAATACTGCAATTCGTAGTACAATCTCTACTGAAGTTGCA